AAGATTGCCACTATCAATCTTTCAGATCATGTAACTGCATTTACACTTAATCGTCAGTCAGATCAGATCGAAGTTACTGCAATGGGCGACACAGCTCATAAGTTCGTTACCGGACTTTCAGCAGATACCATCACAGTATCATTCTTGAACGACACAGCAGCAGCAAATGTTCTAGCAACTCTTCAGGCTGCTTACGGCACAACTGTTGCTTTCGCAGCAATCCAAGATTCATCAGCTGCTGTATCAGCAACAAATGTTTTGTATTCTGGAACAATTTTGGTCGATAACCTAACAGACATTAACGGCGCAGTTGCCGATGAAGGTATGATGGATCTTACATTTACCTGCAACAGCAAGACAGCAATCGCAACAACTGGTACTTGGTCATAATCTAACTACTAAAGAAAAGGGCTAAAAGAATGGCAAAGCTAAAGATCACAAGGGCAGATGGCTCTGTATCTGATCATCAGATAACCCCATCGATCGAATACGCATTCGAGGTTTACGCCAAGAAGGGCTTTCATAAAGCCTTTCGTGACGATGAAAAGCAGAGTGATGTGTATTGGCTAGCTTGGGAGTGCATTCGCCGTAGCGGAGAAACTGTCAAGATGTTTGGCGCGGAGTTCTTGGACACACTTCAAAAAGTGGAAGTCCTCGATGATGACCCGGAATTATAGGGCGTGACTCTTTCACTTACTTAGTCGCGAGATTAAGTCTGGAAACAAAGATCGCGCCTAATGACTTACTCGAACTTGATTCGAGAATGTTTAAGGCTTTATTACAGGCTATGAAAGATCGAAACAAGGAGATGAAAGATGCCAGTCGCAGTAAAGGGCGCAGTCGCACTTCGTAAAGCCTTGAAAGATTACACACCTGATTTAGCCAAGCAATTACCTAAAGAGATGGCAATAGCTCTTAAGCCTGTTGTTAAGACAGCTAGGGGCTATGCGCCTTCCCAGAGTCAAATACTTAGTGGTTGGCAACCTCGACCAATGGGCGAAGGCAGATTTCCCACTTATAACGCATCGATGGTTAAAGCTGGTATTGGTTACAAGACAACACCTTCAAAGCCAAATCGCCGTGGATTTAGATCGTTAGCGCGCTTATTCAATAAGACTGCTGCTGGTGCGATCTATGAAACCGCTGGGCGCAAGACTCCAGATTCAAGGTTTGTTCAGAATCTAAATAACAAATACTCATCTTCCATGAAGGGTAAGGCCAAGATGGAAGGTCGTGTGCTTTATCGTGCTTATGAAGAAGATCAAGGCAAAGCCCAAACTGGCGTTCTAAAGGCTATTGAAAAAGCAAAGATTAAATTAAACCAGAGAGCGAGCGTACGCGGATAATGCCAAACATTTTAATTGATCTCGCAGCTGAGTTTACTGGCAAGAAAGCCTTTGATAAGGCTGGCAAGTCCACTACTGGTCTTGAAAAAAGTGTCAAAAGTTTAGGCAAGACTTTAGGTTTAACCTTTAGCACTGCCGCTGTTCTTGCCTATGGCAAAGCCTCTGTAAAGGCGGCAGCAGCCGATCTGAAGGCTCAGCAACAATTAGCCCTAGCCCTAAAGAATGTCGGCTTACAACGCGATGCAGCGACCGCTGAAGGCTATATCCAACGGATTGAAAAAGAATATGCAATCGTTGATGACAAACTTCGCCCATCTTATTCCAGATTAGCCATTGCCACACGCGACACTGCTGAAACTCAGCGACTTATGGGTATCGCGATGGACATCAGCGCAAGCACTGGCAAAGATCTTGACTCAGTTACTTCAGCATTAGCGAAGGCTTTTCTAGGTAGCAATACAGCACTTAGCAAGTTGGGTGTTGGTATATCCAAGGCCGATCTTGCAACTAAATCCTTTGATGAAGTTACAAAAGATTTGGCTGCAACCTTTGCTGGCGCAGCTATTAAATCAGCAAACTCAGTTTCTGGTTCAATGGATAAACTAGCTATTGCTACAAATAATGCCAAAGAAACCATCGGTGTTGGTTTGATTGAAGCATTTGCAAATCTTGCTGGCAATGGTGATGTAGATCAAGCAGTAAGCAAAATTGATAGTGTTTCCGCTTCATTAAGTAAAATGATTGTAGTTGCCAGTAAGTTGAAATGGTATGACTGGATTATTGGTGGAATCACTGGTGGAACAATTACAGACATCACCAAGTTCAAAGGCATGGGAAATGTACCTTTAACCGGTGGATCAAATATGGACACTCAGAGGGCGGACATAGCCGCAAAGAAAGCAGCAGCAGCTCAGATTGCTGCCGCTAAAAAGATTGCTGCCGCTAAAGTTAAGGCTGATGCTTTAGCAGCTTCTAATGCAGCCAAACTTGCCAAGGCTCAATCAATCTTTGATATTGACAAGATTCAGATTGAAGCCGCGCTTAAGGGCAAAATCTCAGCTGATGAAAAGTTGCGCCTAGAACTTCAAAAGGCAATTCTTAATGAGGACTTCGACTTAGCCAATAAATTACAGAAACAATTAGAAGCCTCACAACGAGCCACAGCAGCGTTACAAGGACAGATTAATACGATTAAGCCGCCGACCAATCCTTTTGCTGAGATGCTAACAAGTCTGACAGCAATCGCAGGACTTCTAGGCACAGTAGGTGGTGCAACAGCTATAACTGTTCGTAAGCCAGGCGGTGGAGTGCTTGCTTTAGAGCCTGAAGATCTTGTACCTGAGATTAAAGTTCCCAAAGAAGAAAAAACAACTAATGTTAAACCAATTCCAGTCATTGTTGAGCCAACTCCAACAGTGCCAGCGACTAACAACCAATTTGCTGGCCTTGGCGGTATGTCTGATCTTTATGGATTCTCACTACCAAGTTATTTGCAAAGCACTATTCCACAAAATCAAGCACCAGTTACAGTCACTGTCAAT